ATTAAATCGTCAAATGTATTTACTCCATCAGTTCGATAAACACTATTACCTGAATCAGCACTACCCCACGCCGCACTTTTCTTAGTTGCTATATATCCATTAGAAGCACCTGCACTACCTAATCTGCTCAATGAACTGGAAGGATTGAGTCCTAACATATCCTTGGAGTAAAACATATCTCCATCGGTTTCGGTTACTGTGTTTCCTGTGACATTTACATCACTTGTTCCAGTTAGTGTAATGGTTTCTGTTGAAGTTAAAACTGTAGGGTCATTGAACATTACATAATCAAAATATGGAACTAGTGGAATATCATCCACTTCTTTCAAGTCTTCTAACTTAACGGGGTTAAAATGCCAATCAAAAGTTGCCTCTACTAAACGTATGATTCCATAGCGTCTTGTGCTTCTAGGAGTGTGGCCAAATGCATAGTCAATATCATTGACTTCAAAGTTACTCTCAGTTAGTAGCGTTTGGTCAGTTACGCCAATGTATTCTTGGTGACTTGTAGTGGAAGTCTTAGATGCTTCATTTTCTAGTATTATTCCTAAGTCACGATACTGAACCGAATGTAGAGAACTTCCTTGGTGATTATGTCTTAGTTTTGAGTCAGGAAATAGGTCACCAACGGCCAATAATTCATATCCATCTGTTCTTGGGTCTATTTGTTCAAGTGCATCATATTGAATATCAACTTCTCCATTCCCCCCATCAAGAGCAGTATATGATAGAATCAAATCATCTGCATCGGGACCATAAAAAGTATCTAAGTATGTCCAACCCTTTAGTGTATTACTTCCATTTATTGGTCTGTTATTCGGAGTATCAGTTGGAGAACTGGCAGTAGCCTTGCCGTCCGGTGTTATGGAATATCCTACTGCATATCCTTGTATCTGCTGGGCTTTCCGACCATCATTGTAAATACTGTTAAATGACTTTGAAATGGTTCCTCCTTCAAATTTCTGCAAATCCCAATATCTGAAAGTTTCAGAAGGAGAATGGAAAGCACCTGCTTTTTTCTTACTGTTGTCCAATCTATGAATAAATCCTCCTGTGTTAATATTATTATTTACGAAATAGAAATTGCAATTTCCTCTAGAATCAGATGTATTAGTATTTACTCTACCTAAGACTACAGGAAATCTTGGTGCTACTTTGATGGTTGGTTTACTTTCTTCTTTCTCACTTATACTGATAACATCCATTACTTCTGAATTTAGAAGCATCTTTTTCTTCTCTTCTAATGTTGCTCCATTTTCATTGCTTAACTTGAATAGGTATTCAGAATCTACGCCATCAGTCCCATCGTTTAATTGAGTACCTCTAGAAGATGCAATGTCATAACCTAGAGTTTTAGTTACAGGAAAAGATGGCATCCAAGAATCGTAAACTGTTAGATTAGAAGTCCCAACTATTTTGACATTAGTATAGGTAGGAGAAGAATGACTACCATCAAATGTAATGTTATAGCCAGTATCAAACAACAATCCTTTCTCAACTATACCAGTATATCCAGTTAAGCCATCAGAATGTAAAGGATTACTAGCCATAGCCTTCATACCTGCTATTCTATTCACATAGGTAGAATCACTATCGGTCAGACTATATGGATAATAATACTTCAATGCTTGATTGGAAGAGGATATAGAAGCAGATACATATGCATTATCGAACAAGACAATAGCACTAGCATTTGACCCACCGTCACCTGTTGTATTTCCTGAAGTTGATTTTACTTCTCCCACTAACTTATTGTCTTGATTGAAAATAAGTCCATGTCGCTTAGGTTGTATGTTTAGGGTTCCAGTCCATGTGATTGAGTTAGAAGTCGTAGCAACGGCAACTGCATTTGACCCACCGTTAGCCAACAAATCAGTCATGTCCAAAACAGGAGGCAAGGCAGTAGAGACAATATCATCAGTATGAACTAGAGATTTGTTGATGGAATTTGAAAGCAGTTTTGCGGTTTGGTCACGCCCAACAATTTTGTAAGTGGTCATTCCTCCATTGGATTCACTTGTTACATCTTCAACCTGTCCATCGAAAACAATGTCACTTATGGCATATGCTCCACCAAAGTAATGGAATTTGCTAATATGTCCTGTGCTAGTTTGGTAGAAGATTTGGTTTGGTGCTTGCATCTTCAAAAATTTATTATCCTTCTCTCCATAGTCTACAGTATTCTTTACAGAATTAAATTCACCAATTACTAATCTTGCTCCATTTAATCTAGTATCTTCTTTTTCTATTCTATGTCCATTCATTGTCATTCTATTAGTGCTATACTCATATTCAGTATCTATTTTCAAATTGAGGTTTATTCCCCCATTGCTAAAGTGCATTAAATATAGTGTCTTCTTATCTACTAAAGGAGCAACAGTATTTCCATCCCAAGTATTAGCATCTATTAGTTTCTTATTTTTAATTGTAAACTGTTGATTACCACCTGATGGCGCACTTACTGTATTTATGACATAATAATATCCATCTATTTCAACAATTGAATTTGTAGTTAAGTTGTGCCGTAAATCTGTTTCCTTTGAAATGTCAGTTAACGTGAAAAGATTAGTCGTGGAAGAATCTCTACTTACATTCCCTACTACTGTTATTTTCTTGAAACTGTCATTATAAATAGTGTTACTGAGTAGTAATTTCGTATCTTCTTTAATCTTTAGATGTTGCAAACCACTTGTATCTAATGATGTGACTCTTGCTAATTTACTAATTTTATTTCTAGGATTATTTAGTGTCACTCCTTGAACTTGTGGAATTTTATCATTCTTATATTGTGCCTTTTCAAATGTGATGTATAATTGTGGCCCCGTTAGATTCCCATCATTGTATGCAGTATTAGTTGCTCCTATGTGATTTAGATTATTTCTATAATAGTTAGAAAAAGCATTCTGCCATCTAGAACAATTGAAGGAAGTGCCTGTGTCTTCATCTACATTTTTATTCAAATCAACTAACGTAGCATCTAATCTAGTCTCAGTTAAGTTTGTTATAGTTGCACCAAATTTAGTTTCTGTCGTAAAGACAACATTGCGTATGGACTTTCCAATCTTGTATGTTCTATTTACCGCATCTGCATTTATTGCCACTCTAGCATAGTCTAGACGAAAGGTCGTTGTAGTTGGTTTGGATTCTACATTACCAAGATAGTTATCATTGTGGTCAAAGATAGATTGGCCTAATTCTATTTTGTCATTGTCTGTTGAATGGACAACGGTAAATTCCTTATTCGCTGCACCTGCTGCCCATTGAGCATGTATATCTGCTTCATCTATATTTAGAGTTGCAGTTGCACTCCACCATCTAAGATTGGTTAGGGTATATTTCATGCCATAATCTAATTGGCCATCAACATCCAATCTATCCTTGTAGAAGTAGGTAGTTGGCCTAGACAATACATGCTCTGTATCATATTTAGGAGAACTACTTTGGTCGTCACCACGAAGACCATAACTTACTGCTACGACATTTGTATCTGTCTTGGCTGGTCCCTTGAAAATTTCTACCTTGGTGTTCTTGGGAACCGCAGTTGGGTAACTAGGGGTAAACTCAAGACCATCACCAAATTGGTCAAACGCTACAATTCTAGTAATTTTGGCAAAGTGCGGTCTAATTGTATCGTTCCCAGCAGTTACAATTTCGGGATTCAATAAGATAAAGTAATCATAATCATCTACATCAAGTCCGACTTCATCAGAAGAAGGATAATCAGATGATGGGTGATAAGTGAATAATCTATTTGTTTCGGAAGAACTAATCTCACTATCATACAGTTTTACTTTTTGAGCCGATGTCTCATTTCTATTTATGCAGTAAGAAGTAAGCGTAGTATTCTTTGGGAGAATTCTATTTCCTATTTTATCTGCCGCATCATTTGCTATTGATGTGTGATGTGCATCTGTTCTTACCTCAAAGAAATTAGCAGATGCTACCCAAGCATTTGAAGACGTAGCGTTTTCTGCTATTATGTCTGTTGATTTCAATAGAGGATTAACAGAAACTTCCTTGTATGCTACTCCTCTCAATGTAGAAGAGTTTCTATCAGAATATGAATTACTAGAACCCGGTAAAGATTTACCAGCAGACATAGGATAAATAGTAGCCATTAGACCTCACCAAATGTATAATAGAATAAAATGTCACTATAGCCGGGAGATAGAGTGTTTATTGTAGCGCATGGCCTGTTTCCTCTATGCATAGAAATTTCAAATACTTCCCCAAAGAATTGTTCGTCATCTCCTGAAGAAGTATTATCTCCTCCTCTTCCAATCCTACAATCTGATTGGTCTAACGTAAATGCACCAATAGTGTGAGTTGATTTCTTAACTAGGTTATTGTTTAGGTATAATGACACGTTGCCATGCTTTTGGTAAATTAGAGATATCTTCATTGGTTGTTCTAGATAGAATGCTTCCTTAGACTGTGAGGTATATATCGTAGATGTGACATCTACTGCTGGGTCATTAACAAGAGTAATGGTAGTTCCTGATACAGTATCAACAGTTCCTATCTCTACATTTGTTGCAGAATAGATTTTGTTGCCCTTGCCGATTTCATCAGTTTCTCCTGAAGAAACAGATATTTCCTTTGTTGAAGTTGAAAACGTGGGGCTGCTAAGGGCAATACCACTTGATAGGCTAACTAATGATATAGTCGCCTGTGCAAGGCTTGGGTTGTTTAGTTTGTATGTAACTACGTTATTGCTACTTGTAGCGATTACAGAACTACCATGACCATTACTGTGGTTTATCGCATTCTTTAGATTCGTTGCGCTTTCAGTAGTATCGGCTCCATTCCTAAAGAAGACATAAGTTCCATCTGAAGAATTGTTTGCTTCAGTTGTAGCCGCTTTGTATTTTCTAATGACTCCTGCATGGTCTTTTAGTTGAATATATGAGTCAGGAGTAGCACCATTAGCAAAATCTGTCTTGGTAATATTGCTTGTATTGGTTAAGGTAATAGTTTTATTTCCGTTACTTCCAGCAGTTCCTTGTGTTAATGTTAAAGTTCCTGATGAGTTACTTGCAGAAATGCTCCCGTTATGCCCATTAGCGTGTTCTATGGCCGTTTCTAGGTTGCTGGCAGTAGCAGTAGCATTTGCACCTACTTGGAAGGCTACGGCCCCTGTAACATCCCCTATTGTCTGTGTCGTTCCGTTGGCAAGAGTATCTCCATTACTCACAGGAACATACTTCTTCGTTACTGCGGTTCCTGCATTGTCAACTAATGTAATGAATGGTGTGCTACTAGCAAGATTTTCTGTGATTCCACCTGTAAAATTTGCAATGGTTACATGGGTATTAGTTATTCCACTTGTTCTAGAATTTGTTTTATTTCCCGCCGCGCCAACAGTTGCTTGAACCATTGTCACCGTTCTATTGGCTGATTGAGATGTTGCAGTTATCTTTCCATTATGGCCACTAGAACCATTGATTGCAGTTTTTAGTGCAACGGCAGTCTGCCCTGCATTTGCTCCTAATTTATACAACACGCAAGCATTTCCACCGCTATCCGTCAATGTATCCCCTGTGGAGTGAGCAGGGTCAGATGTTGCTCGATACTTCTTAGAAGTCCCATCTGTAGAAACTATAGTGAGAAATTCGTTATCTTCCACTACGTCAACACCCGAAGTCATGCTTCCTGTTCCATTACCACTACCAAAACCATCAACACCATATGCTCCACTATTAGCAGTAACGAAATTTCCACCACCCAATGCTATTGCATCATTGTTATGTGTAGTGGGTGTGCTTGCGGCTGAGACTATAGTAACCGTATTACCTGAAGATGTGGGAACGGCAATATCTAATCCAGCAGACCTAGCCGCAGTAAGAGCCGTAACCAAAGAAGCCGCAGCAGTTGTAGTGTTACCTGCTCCAAGCCCAACACCATTGATATCTAGAAACATGTAGGAGTTAACAGGATAATCTGTTCCTTGACCATCTTGTGTACCTGCGAGGGAAGTTCCTGATGTTCTACTGCCGTTTTGTATGAATTGAAAGAACTTGTAAGAAGTACCATCAGATTTTTTGACTTCTAGAAAATCATCTGCCCTTGGTTGTCCACTATCTCCCTGTCCTACATTTATCAATTGAAGAACCTTGACTTGTCCAGTAGCATAAGTTGGGTTTGTATTTCTAGGAATATCATTACCAGTCCCAATAGTAAAGATACAATTTGCCGCTACAGGAGAAACATAGTGAGCAGGAGTTGAGCCACCAATTACAATCTGACCTACAGACCCCACGTTGCTTGGTAGAGAAGTTGAAGTTATTGTAACAGTTCCTTGTGGACTACTTCCACTTGCAGATGCAGATACTCTTTTTCTATTAGTTGTATTTTTGATATAATAGGCAGTTTCATCATAATAATCATGTAAAGTATTAGATGCACTAATTACAGTATCAGTAGCAAATGTATGTGTTGCTCCCAATGAATCCTTTATTTCTGCCACTATCTTATACTCGGCTGGTTGGTTGTAAGAACTGAGGGTTGTATTCTGTAAATACAGTTTTAATTTCTCATTATAAAATATCATCATCTTCTGTGTTAGATAATTTGTTTCTTTCAAGATGCTAACGCTATGATAGTTAGCCTCTCTATTTCCATAATCATCACTAGGATATGGTGGGGTCTTGGTTGAATCTAATACACCATGAACACCTGATGCTATACTCCCATGTCCATTAACATCATATGGAGTTATGATTGCTTCAATTGCAAATGAGCCATCATGTCCTCCATCCTTTGATGAACTAGCCCAAATGCTTCTCTTTCTGCTTTCGCTTGTTGGAATAACATGCTTCTTTAGATTCTCATTATCACCTAATGCTGCTTGTGTGTTCTCATCCAAAACTATCTGTGTAGCAGTCAATGATGCTATAGTTCCTAGTAATGCCCCTGTATCATCAAAGACATCATCATTCACGGAGAACTTAGTAGTGGCATCTACTGTATCAACTGTTAATGTCTTAGTAGACCCGGAACCTACTGCTCCTACTACCAAAACCCCTGTAGATTCAACTGCGCCAGTCGTATGTGCATCAAAATCAATGTTGAGGTATCCCCTGCTCAATATGGGAAATACGAGTTTGTAAGACTCTCCAACATATGCATTTACCATCAATCATCAATCCAAGAAATTGTCTGCCAATACCATTGCTTCTTCAAAATCTAATGTGAACTCAATGGCCGGATAACTATCAGCACTCAAAGTCGTATTGAAACTACGAATAAAACCAGTTATTCCT